CCAAGTCCTCCTGCAATACCACCAACAGCAGATCCAATACCACCAAATAATCCTGATGAATAAGATGCTTGAGATTGTGCATTAGCGGCTTGAGCTTGAAGCATGTTTTGTCTTTGGGATGCTCCAAGATTAAGCCCCGTGTCTGGGTTAATTAAGCCCGGGGTTCCTCGTCCAATTTGACCCATGCCCATCCCAAGCATTTGTTGCCCAGATTGATACGAGAGCGGTTGTTGACTTAGCAGAGCAAGGCCCGGTTGGGTGTAAAAGCCTTGAGCGGCGTTATACGATTGGTTGACAGCTTGAGCAGCTTCAGCGCGTTTGCGGGCCATTACGTCCTCACGCCCCATTGCTTCGCTGACAATACCAAGGTTGCCTCCAAGCCGTCCAGATGCTTGAAACCCTTCACGCGCTTGCTGTTCATAACCCCGGCGTTCTTGTGGACTAACTCCCTGAGCAGCCGCCCTAGCGCGTTCTGCCTCAGTAGCAAATCCTTGGACAACTGCGGCTTGTTCTGGGGAGAGACCTTGCATAACACCACGGGTGAGCGGTGCTTGACCAGCCATTTGGCCTAGTTCGCCTTCACGCGCTGCTCCCAGTTGTTGACCCGCTTCTTGCGACGCCATCCGGCTAAGCCCAAACAAGCCTTCCTGACCACCAACGCCACCTAAAAAGCTAGAGATGTCTCCAAGGTTCAGCCCTTGGAACTCTGGACGAAACTGCTTTTCAAATCCAAGGACTTGCGGAAGCGCACTACCATAAGCTGATACAAATTTTCCAATGTCAGCACCATAATCTGCTTTTGGTGCTTCGACTTTTTTAGGCTTGCTTCCCATATTCTTGTATTATTTGAGTTTTGAGTAAAATTGTTGCATGTCGTATGACCTTATCCGAGGAGAATTCTTAAATTCACGCCGGAATGCGATGTATTCAAAGTCATCGCGGAACTTTCTAAGAGCTTTCCGCATGTCACCAGCGCACATGGTGACAAAGAGTGTGTTGGAATGGTGAATTTCACAGGCTTGATCTGGAGATTCTTCTTGCGAGTAGAAACACATAGCGAAGCTATCGGCATCAGAAACGACAACGCCAAAGCATAAGTGCCAATACAAAAGTTTGTGAAAGTCTTCGCCATAGATTGCTATTGCTTTAGCTAGATGCAAGTTCACGGTGTAAGCTCCGTAAGAGTCAAGGTGCTAATTGTTCTAAAAGTGTAGTCGCTGCTGTCAGCATCGACATAGTCTCTATTTATATACCCGGTTCTTGGTGAATAAACTTTAGCTTGAATTTTGTATGTTACAGTAGCTTCCGTTCCGGGCGATGAATCAATAAAGTCTATGACCCCAGGAACATTGCCATAATTGCCAGCAAAAACTGTGTTTGATGTTGCTTGCACTCTTGAGCCGGAAGAGCTTGCAACTCCAATTACGGTAGCACCACGCATGATTCTAATTCCAACTCCGTGATTAGAATCGGTAGTTGTAGTATTAATAACAGCTTGAACCCGAACTTTGCCAGATGCGCTTGGAACTGCTCTTGTTAATGTTATGCTTAACCCAGTGATGTCATTGAATGTTGATACTGTTCCTGCAATTGTCTGAACATCAGTTTTGACAGCTTGAACAATTTGAATTGGGAAATTAGATGGCAAGTTTGGAATAATAGCACCAAGTGCAATTTTATCACTGGTTACGGCATCATCCGCTAGCTTTGCAGTAGTTACGTTCGCATCCAGAATCGCCGTTGTGGTAACTGCGTTTGCTGCAAGCTCGTTTGATGTAACACCGCCAGCAGCGACAAGCAGTTTCCCACTAGCAATAGAAAGCGTCGAGTTAAAAACAGCAGTAGCCGTAATCGTGCTTTGATCGAGGATGTTGTTCATCTTCGTGCTAGTGATTACGTCGGTAGCCGTGAAAGTGTAATTAGTATCAATTGCGCCCATACTTTATCTCTGTGAAATGATTTGTCTGTTGGTGACTGAACCAGCTACCTTTACTGAGTTGACCTTGGGTGATCCGATAGTTCTTGTCAAGATCATTGTTCCTGTGAAGCCCCTGATACCACCCAACCTACATCGGATGCTTGCCGTTTCAGCCTCAGTAGCTGTGCTAGGTGTAAGCAACCCACCAAGCAAAGTTGTAGTTGTGCCTATGGATTGAGCGTCGTCAGGATCTTCCGCTGCAAACGCAATGTCATATTCCGAGTTTTGGCCGGGAAGAGACTGGATATTAACCTGCGCGTCGGTAAACCGCTTGCGTTCCATTGTCCCGAGGTCGTATCCCCTAGTCGTAAGAGACGCATTGATTGCCGGGGACACAATAGCCGCAGAGTTGTCCACGTTTAGAGTGTCATTGGAGCTTTCGGATGCTTCAATTTGATGCAGCCCGCCATTGGATGTCACCGCATAGAGGTTGTTCCTCTCGCTAGCACTACCAATCACGAAGTCTTTAATCAAGAACCTAGAATCACCAAAGGTATCCAATGACTCCCACCCTTTATTTAGGAAGTTATACACCAAAATGGCGTTGTTCCCATAAGAATCACCCGCTCCCGGAACCGAATCGAGCGGAACAGCAAGGTAATACCTGTTTTCAAACAAGATTCCCACTGCTCTGTCAGAGTAGTCAGCGTTGATCCGGTCTATATACGGCTGAATGTTCTTGGAAAGCGGCTCTTCAGTGCCTCGCAGGTTATAATCGTTAAGGAACTCAATTCCATACACGCCATCGTCGGACAAGAAAAGCATTGCATTGCCACGCATGACAACAGACTTGCGAGCGAGGCATCCAATCTCAGATGTAAGCTCCTTAACGGTAACGTCCAGAAGGCTTCCCAGCGTCCCCTTAACAAGATGAAGGCTGTTCCGGTTAAGAACAACCAACCCGTCGTCATAGAAGCCGTGCATTGCAACAACAAAGTCTGCTGTCCCACCGCTTACACGGAATTGGTTCTCGATCTGGTCAAACGTAGTAGTGTCTAGAATATCTGATACGGATATTTCATCGGTAATCTTGCGGCTAGTGTATACTGGCACATTGTAAGCCCCGGATTGGTCGTAATAGAACGGAACCCACAGCCTACGTTGGAAATGGATACCCCAAGGCGCACCGGGCTGGTGCATAAAGCCACCGCCTACGCTAAATCTGCCACCGAACTCAAAAATATCGGTGCTTGACGTGTTGTAATTCCCAACTGGCGCATACCATGCAATCGTCGTTGTGGTTGCCGACACAACTTGGTATTCTTTCCCTACCATTTCGGCGAAATCAACAGTTTCAGCTTGGCGCACAATAATAATGTCGCCTTGTTTGATTGTTACGTTACCAGTAACTGTCGCAGTTACCAATCCGCTTGCAATCTCAACATCTTTTGCCTGAATGTTGAAGGTCTGAGGCTGGGTGTAAGCTCCACCGGGAGACAAGGTAAATCCATCAGTAGCCGTAGCAACAGTAGCAACAAACGTCGTGCTTGTCGAAATGCCCGCAGCCAAGAAGGTAAACGTGTCTTGTCCGGTTACCGTAGCAACCGTGTATGTCCCATTGGGAGGCGTTCCGGTAGTAAGACCCGCAATTGTAATCGAGGTTCCCACTACTAGCCCGTGTTCTCTTAGGTTTACCGTGACTACGGTATTTGGGCTAGCCGTTGCATTTGAACTCGCAGAGATAATAGCCCTTCCGTTTGGATACCACTCTAAGGCTTGTTGCCCGTCACGGAAGATCATTACCTTGTCGAACACTTGGATCATGTCAGTGTCAGCACCAATAGCGTCTCCAGAAGGATACGGGATGTCGGTAATCGCATAACCATCCAAGTCGATCTTCTTGGCAACAGTATCAAGGGCAATAATCACATACTCCTTGTTGCTATCGTTTGGATCACTGAATAAGCAGGAAGCACGGACATTGGCCGCAGCATCATCATTGATCGGAGCTTGAGACAACGTGCCAGCACCTGAAACAGCCGTAGTTGCAGCCGTAACAGGGAACGTCATAGTTGTTGCTGAAGCGTAAGTCAAAAGCCTAAGCCCATTTGGATCTGTCCCAGTAAAGGTCAATCCAGCAATTAGTCCGTAACCAACAGTTCCCGAAAGGAACCCATGCCCAGCAGTGATTGTGATTGTCACCACGTTGGTGGCGAGTGAGGACGAAGCGATTGCCTTTGATGTTGACGTAATCACCTCAGAAATTGGCTCAACGGCAGAAACGGTGTATGTCCCAGACCCACTGGCAAGCGCATAGGTGATCGTAGACGCAGAAGCCGTCGCCGCAGTAAACACCCCATTAGGATCGCTTCCAGTCGTGTAGCCAATCCCAGCAATGTTTAGCGTTGCGCCTGGAGCTAGTCCGTGAGCAGAACCAGTTGTAAGCGTAACCACGCCAGCGGTAACTGATGCCGCCGTGATCAAAACGCTTGTTCCAGTCAGGAGGAATGGAAGTTGCAAGGGAGACCCTCCCGTAGTCAATGCACCTGTCCTACTCACCACGTTCTTCCGTGGCTTCCAATACCCCTCCATACGCCCATTCAGAGACTCCCTTACCTCCCCCTCTTGGAGTTGGTTAAGTTGAAGCCTCTGGTTCACGCTCACAAACCCACGATCAGCCGTCTCGCCAATCGCAGAATCCATCGCGCCACCACTCTGGGCAAACTGGGACATTACGCGTAGTAAACAATCACCACACCGGACGTAAGAACCACGGAGCTAAAGTCACCACCAATGCCCAAGCCCGCAGGAAGGGTAATAGTCTGCAACCTCGATGCACCAGTGATGCTCCCAGACGCACTAGCCACAGTAGCCAACACGGCGTCATTGACCACCTGAATCCAGCGGATCTTGCCAGTGTAAGTAGTTGCCGCAGTGGAAAGCACAATGCCTCCACCTTGACCTTGTAAATCCCAGCTAATTGGACTCGCCATAAATGTATTGACTAGATGTTAATTTAGAGTATTATTGCGCCGACACAACGGAATTAGTCCGAGGCGTCGGCAACCTCAAACATGTATCAGCATGCAAGAAGCTACACAACAAGTATTTGATTTTAACGTCCCTGTCAATCATTTTGTTTTAAGTCACAAAAGGTGGGACACACGAGCCGATGGGAAAGTCTTTTGGCAATATACAGCAAAAATAAAAAACGGTGAGGCGTGGATCACTTTAGACTCAGCAATTAGGCGAAATGAATCTGTAAAGAAAGCTGCAAGTAAGCAGCGATTGAAAAATCCAGAGAAGCATAAATTTCAAAACGAACAATGGCGCACAAAGAATAGGGAGAAGCATCGCCAGAACGCTAGGGATTATTACCAAAATAATAAATCTCATGCCAATGAAGTTAAGCGCAAAAGGCGTATGGAAAGAAGGAATTCAGATCCTTTCTACGCATTCATGGAAGGCGTAAGATCGCAAATCAATCGAGCGTTTAGAAACAAAAACTATTCAAAAAACTCTAAAACCAAAGACATTCTTGGGTGTGGGTGGGACGAGCTAAGCCGCCATATAGAATCTCAATTTGTTTCCGGCATGGGATGGTTTAATCGCAGTAAATGGCATGTGGATCACATCATTCCACTTGCATCCGCTAAAACAATGGATGACGTTGTGCGCCTAAACCACTATACGAATCTGCAACCGTTGTGGGCAATGGACAACCTCAAGAAAGGGGCCATAATGCCAGCGATCATTTAGCACATATCGTAAAGTGTGATACCATACACAAAAATGGACGCTTAACGTCGTATCCTGCACACAACAGCACACAGCCCCCTTTAGCCATTTTTAAAAATTGAAGCGGCTATAAACAGTAACAGGCCCCGTTGGCAAAAAATCGTCTGGCAAGTGGACCGTATAAGCATTTCAGCTGACCACCGGATGCGACTCCCCCCGCCCCCCCTACTGCGACCGCGTCTCATTAGCAACACAAGAATACAACGCCCGTTTTAATCCATCGTTCAATTGAAACGCTCGTTTGAATACGCGCCGGTTAATCCTTAGTGCCTGGCTAATGTATTGCGCTATGTGAAACGATCGTTTGAATCATCCGCTTGCCTAGCTTATTGCACCTGGCTTGCACCTGCATTCCCATTGCGTCTGCGCATTGCCGTGCCAAGTGACCTGATAGAGAGATGATAGATCAAAATCGCTTTGAATCGTTCGCCCTTGCTATGGTCCAATAATCACGCCCGACGCGTCAGAATCGATCCTCGCGCCATGTCAGTGGAATGTTCATAAGTGCAAGAAGCTTGACACGTTTTCGGAATACTGATTATAATCCATCTGGAAGAGAGAGAAAGAAGAGCGTTTCCTTCCACGTGACTATCATGCGTGAGTTAGCGTAGCTGACGAGCGGAACAGCACAGACCCTTGGAACATCTGCGAATGCTCATACTGTGGAGCGACCAGCGGAACAGTCACAGGACATGAAGCCTATTAATGGCAGCGAATGCTCCCATTAATATCTATACGCGTTGAGAATATTATACGGCAAGGGGAATGGATTTCACCGAGTGATTTCAGGGGTTGTTTCAGGGTGTCCCTTGTCATCCGGCTTATC